GGCGACAAAGGCAGATATCGGGAACCCCCCGTAGGGGTCATGGTCTACCATTTCCCACTATTCAAAAAGCCTTTGCTTGTGGTCTTTGGCATTGGTTGCACGTTGCCTTGTTTGTTAATGTCAAAGTTAAGCTTTGCGCCCTTCCTTGCGTTGCAGATCCAGTGGGCGGGGGCTATGTTTTCGGGATCGTCTGCAGCGGCTGAAGGGCTGTTATAGCCTGCCTGTTTCCAGTATTTAATAGGGATTATTTCGTCTATTACAAAGCTAAGCGGGTGCTTGCTGTCGCTGGGTTCGTCGTACCGTATAGCGCCCAGCTTGCCGTTGCAAATGTGGCAAGGCGCCTGCATAGCCTTAAATCTTGCCCGGTACTTCCTGCGCTTTCCACTTTTCCAACGTGGGTTACTTGCCATTGTCTGCCCCTAAAATAAAAATAGTTTCATACGTTCCGGGGCTTCCTTGCTGACGCCTTCAAGCCTTGCTATGGTGTTAAGGCTGTACCATATAGGGCTATTGTCTTCCGTGTCCTTGCCGATGATTAAGAAGCCCCCGGATATAATGCCGACGCATTTATTTATTGTCGTGCCGTCGGTAAATATAACTTTGTCTATTCTCAAAAGTCCTGATGCGTTCATACGTTGGGCTGTTTCATTCCCTTTAAGAAGGTTTCAAGCCCTGCTGCTTCCCCGCAGCCAAAGTATGAAAGCGTACGCACCGGCACGGGCTGTGGGCTTCTGTTGGTTCCGTCTGCATATGTTGTATGCATAGATCTGTAATTAGCGTGTATGTTGGTTGTCCAGCTTCTTATAGTTTCTTCAGTGTCTGCTATGTTGGTGCGGTATCTTGTAAGCAGATCTGTTGCGGTTTCTATGATGCCTGCAAGTTCTTCCTTAAATTCGGCTGTTAAGGTGTCTTCGTATGCTAACAGGCTGGCTATTACTTTGTCGCTTTCTTCTTCGCTTATGTATTCCTGCGCTTCAAGCTGTTTGTACTTGTTGTTGTACATGTCTATTGCTACCTGCGCTTTGTGCTTTGCTTCCCTTGCACTTTCGTAGGCGTCCAGATCCATAGCAGCCGTTGCCGCCTTTAAAGAAATATCTGCCGCTTCCCTGTCAGTTTCAGCTTTCGTCTTAAGTTCACGTACTGCCTTAAGTTCTTCTGCCTTCTTGTTCTTCATGTCTTCGATGCGCTTTTTAACTTCTGTTACAACGTTTGCTTTTGCCATTTTTGCTTGTCCTTTCTTTGCAAACAAAAAGAAGCAAGCGCCCTTGTTTATGTGGCGTTGCTTCCTGTTTATTGGTTATATAGCCCGGTCAGTATAGGTATGTCGTACGCTGCCCCCGTCGGCAGGTTAATAGCTTGTCGGTCAAGCCCCCTTTTAGCGTTCCTATTCCGTGCTGTTATTTAGTTCCATATATCATTTTATAGTAAAACTATTTTACGGTCAAGTGTATAAGTATAGATATATACATTTATCTGTATGTGTATATCATTGTGTGTATGTATACATGTTTCTATCTGCATGCATAATAAAAAGGGCTTCCGTAGCGGTTGCCCCTTTTATGTGTATGTTGTTATGTGTATATGTATATGTGTATATGTCGTTACTTATACATGTATCTGTATATGTTTATTCGTGCCTCATATCCCAAAACGGATCCTGCTTTTTCGTCTTCAGTGGCGGCGGTGCTATTGCCGGGGCTTCTGAAAAGTAGTTAAACATAGGATAAAAACTTAAGTTAGTGCTTCCTTTGGTGCCGTTCCTTTGCTTAAGCACTTTCACTTGTATTGATTGTGCGTTGCCTTCCCTTCCTGCTTCTTCGGCACGTTTAATTATCTTGTCCCGTTCTTCGCCCTTTGCATCGTCCAAGCCCGTATACTGAAGCGCTATTAGCGTGTCGGCGCTGTATTCTATTGCGCCTGACTCTTTGTAAGCAGCCATGTTTGCCGCCTGATTATAATTATCCCGGTTAAAACTACTTATGCCGATAACAGGGGTTTTATAATCACGGCTTAACATTTTTAATTCGTTTACGGCTGTATCTATATTTTGCTTGTCGGTATACTTTGGGTTATATGGTGCCAGTATTTGCAGATAGTCAATTAAGATTACCGGGCGGTTGCCTGTTATCCTAACATGTCTTGCTACTTCTTCCCGTATTTCTTTTACACTCATGCCCCCTATAGGTGCTTCACGTATAAAAACGTGTGATGCATAGTTAGTATAAAAGGCTTCTGCATCGGCTATTAGTTCCTTTACTTCGGCTGTGTAGTCCTTATACCTTGTGCCGTCCAGTATTCCCCTTGTCGTTTTTGCATCGCTTGTTTTTACAGCCTTGCGGTATGTAATGCGGCTTATACTTTTGGCTATTAGTTCTTCTTTTGCCATTTCAAGGGAAAATATTAAACAGTCCTGCCCTTTTTGCGCTATTTGGTCTGTTATCTGTAAAGCAAAAGTAGTTTTGCCAAGTGATGATATAGCGCCGATAAAATACAGCCCCGGATATAATCCCCCGTCTAAAAGCTTATCTATGCAGGTAAAGCCCGTGCTTATAACAGGTGCGTTTGCACTTTCTGCTATGTCGTTCCTGAAGGTCTGCATATAAGCTGCGGCGCTTGTTCTTAAGTATTCTTCCTTTTCGGCGTTGCTTTCCTGCTTTTGGCTGTCGGTTGCTTCAGCTTCTGCCTTTGCTATTTCTGCCCGGAACCCTTCAGGATCTGCTAACAAAGCTTCGTTTGCATCTTTGCCGGATATAGCTATATTGTGCCGATAAAAGGAAATGCCCGCCGCTGTTAATAGGTCTGCTAATTCGGCTTCGGCTTTCTGTCCGGGGTCGTCGTTGTCAAGTGATAATACAAAGGGCTGTGCGGTGGCGGTCTGTTTAGCCAGATCTATAAACTTGTCTTTGTTTGATGTGCTACCAAGTCCGACGGCAAGCCCGCCTGCTTCTGTAATGCTAATTGCGTCTATTTCGCCTTCTACGACAAAAACAGGCTTGTTTGCATCTGTTATTACGTCTGCATTAAAAAGCTGTGCTTTGCCTACTTTCTGCTTGCTATAGTGCTTTTGTTCTTCGGTCAGGTCTGCCCGTATATCCCTTGCAAGGTAACTATAGTTGCTTGTAGGAATAATTAAGCGGGGGCTTGCTGGTGCCGTTTCTGCCTTTGGGTGCTTCCATTCCTTCACATAGCCAAGCTTAAATTGCCGGGCGGTGGCTTCACTGATGCCACGTTTTGCCAAGTATTCAAGCGCCGGGCTTCCTGTTAAATCCTTTTCTGCCGTTAAAAAAAAGTCTGTATAGTCTGTTTCGGGTTCTTCTTTTATCGGCGGTTCTTGCCTTTTTAAAGCCCGGTGCTGTTTCCAGCCTTCGTCTATTGCCTTGTCAAAGTTTCCTGCCTTATCTAATGTGATGCCAAGCTGTCCGGCAAGATCCGTTAATGTGGTGTTATAGTCCGTGCCGTTGGTCTGCATATATAGGCTGATAATATCGCCTGAAAAGTTGCAGCCAAAACACTTTAAGCCGTAGGGGTCTTTGCGCTTCGGATCGTTATTGAAGGTTAGCCCGTCCCCGTGTGTGCCGTGTCCACACAAAGGGCATACATAGCTTGCCCTGCCGTTTACTTTCATTTTTGCAGGCGTTGTTATGCTGGTTATAAGTGTTTCCCAGCTTTCCTTTATAGCCTGCTTTGCTTCGTCCCTATTCATGCCGTAAATTCCTTTCTGTAGTATGGTTTCATGTTTTTTGATGCCGTGAACGTACCCAAAAGTTCCGCATAGCGTACCCAAATATTCCGCATTAAAAAAAGCTGTTTGGGTGCCTTTAAAAATAAAAAATCCGTTGCTGTCGGATATTTTATCATCGCACGCCCCGGCTTAACCGGGGGCGGGCATAACTAATAGTACTAATAGTACTAATAGTACTGAAAAATTACACCCGCATGAATACTGGCTTTGAAGGTCGTTTTTGGGAAGCATCTAACCCCTTTTTGGGTAAGTATCTGCCCCCATAGCGGGAAGTAACTACCCCCATACTGGGAAGTATCTGCCCCCAAACTTGCATCTAAAACTATATTTTGTGTCCGTTTTAGGGGGTTTGCCCAAGATTTTCTTTTATAGGCAATAGCCACTAAAAAAAGGGGGCGTTTACTTCCCAAACGTAAAAATTACTGTTTTTTCTTACTTTTTTTGCCTTTTTGGGCTTTTCTTGCTTCTGCTGTCTTCTTTTCTTCAGCCCTTCTTGCTAATCTGTCGTCGTGATTTGGGGCTTCTAACAATTCAAATTGTACAAGCAAGTTTTTAAAGGTTTCATAATCTGCTATGCCGTAGGCTTCAGGATCCGTTAAAGTTTCCCCTTTGGCTTTTACATATTCCCAGTTCTTAATAACTTTGCCTGTTAATGCATCTAAAGCGGTTTCAAAAGGTTCCTTTATTCGTCTGTCCCAGTGCCTGCTGTCGTCCGGCGTTTCCTGCTGCAGTGTTTCGTATGTAGGAAGCTGTGTTACGGCTAAAAGTGTGCTTACCTTCAGGCGGTTAGCGGTTCCCTTTAATTGGTTGTTGTCAACATTAAAGTGTTCTGCCATTTTAAGCCCTAATCTGTAGGCGTTTTCGCTTCTTGCATCTATTGCCAAAAGTCCACGGGGGTATTGTGTTAAAGGCGTTTTTTTAAGGTATTCTGCCATGTTACGCCCAAATTCCATGATTATATAACCTTTGCGGATTGCGACACGTTCAAAAAGTAAGATGCTGTCAAAGTCGGTGCCTTTGCCTTTTATGCTTTCCTGCCAAGTCCAGCGCATAGCCTGCAATAGTTCCAAGTCTTGCCTTGTTCGTTTCTTTGCTGTCTTTACGGCTTCGGCTGCACGTTTCTTTTCTTTGGCTGCAGCTTCCGGGCTGTCCGTTTCCCTTTCGTCTATCTCATAGCCTAAAAGCCTTGCATATTCGTTAAAAGGTATAGCTATTGTTGGAATAACAGCGCCCCCGCCGTAGTTATTTACTTGTGTAAATTCTGCTATGCCAGTACAAAGAAGCTTGTGCGCATTTATGCTGTACTTGCCTTTTATCTTGCTAAAATCTTGAATAACTATTTTAAAGTCGCCGTCGGCTGTCTGTATCGTGCCTTTGTCTGTTATCGGATTTTCTATAACGTCCCTGCTACTAAAGGCGGCTAAAGCATCTGTTGCCTTGCCATGATACATAGGCATATTAGCTTTAAAAATCGCACTGTCAGGCGTGATAGATAAAGGCAAGTGCTTAATGCTTAACACTTCCGTTTTTGATTTCTTATTGTCCACAAGCGGGCTTTCGTTAACTTCTTCTATAACAGCTTCAAGAAGTTCTTTTAGTTTTGCCTTGTCGCCCATTAAAGCATCTATGTGTAGCCTTAATTCGGATTTTAGCCAGTCTATAGCATAGTCAGCATTAATATAAAATGTGCTTTTCTTAATGGTTCCCATGCCTGCTTTTTGCAGATCGTCGGCGGTTAAGTTATCAGCTAATTTGGCGGTTTCCCTATGCATAGATTGAAGCATAATAGGTGTTTGCTGTTTTGCATTTTCTATAATTGCATCTGCCCCGCCTGCCTTTATCGCTTCAAAGCGTTCACGCTGGCACTTATCGCTGAAGGCGTCCAAAACTTCTACCATGCTTTCATAGATTGCCTGATATTGCAAAACTAATGCGTTGCGTTCTTCGGTGTCGGTAGCATCGTTTATTTTGGCTTCAAGTGCTTCCCATTCCTGCTTGTAACTTGCTTGCACTTCGTTAATGTGCTGTTGTTCTTCAGGTGTATATGTTATTAGCATTTATTTTCCTTTCCTTGCCTTCTTGCGGTCATAGTTGGCGCATCTGTAGCCCTTCATAAATCCGGCATAAAAAGCGGCACCGCAAACATAATAAATTGCGTCTTCCGGGTGTCCTGCATCGTTCGCTTGTTCCTTTCCCATTCGCAGAAGTTCGGGAACGTCTAAACAATGCATTTTGTCGTTGTTAGGTAAATATTTCTTTACATATTCGTCGTACAATTCCTGCATGCTTTTTTTCATAATTGGCTGTCCTTTCTTGTAGTTGAAAAGCTATGCGGGTATAATAAATTTTGCCGTTAGCTTTTCGGTTAATGGTTTCATGTTTGGGCGGTTCGTTTTGCTGGCGGGTCGCCCTTATTTTTATGTCTTCAGATCGTGCCGGATCTGATGCATAACAGGTGCTTTTTCCCCTTTAGGGGCAAGGGGTGTTTTTTCGCCTGTGGATATACACAGGCAGTGCTTGCTATTCCAAAAATTAGTCGTTTTTGCCTTTGGCTATAAATTCCTTTAAGTCTTCATCTGTTACCCGGTATTCCTTGCCGTATTTCGTCGCTTTTAAACGTTTTGCGGTAACGTAATTGTATATGGTCTGCCTTGTAACTTTTAAAATGTCTGCTACTTCCTGAAGCGTGTAAAGTTGTATTTCTTTTGCCTTCATTCTGCCCCTTCCTTTTCTAAATAATCGCTTACAATGCTGTTTATTAAATCGTTCATACTTACGCCTTTTGCATCTGCAGCTTTCCTTATCCCTTCTTTAAGCCTTGTACTTATCAATAGCTGCATGCGTTCGTTCTTAAGTTCCGGCGCCAGTCGTTGCCCTGCAGGTACTTCAAAGGGCTTCGGATCTGATGCAGGCTTACTTGCTTTTACTGGCTTCTTTTTGGGTGCTGGTGTAGCCTTTGCGGGTTCCTTTGGTGCTTCGGTTTCTGTACTGATAAAAGCGGCGGTTGCCGTCTGTGTAAAGCTTTTCTTTGCCATGATCACTTGTCCCTTTCTTCGTGTTCTTTCATAGCTTGCCAAAACAAGCGGCTGTGTTCTTCTTGTTCTTCTTCTGTTAAGTCCCTGCCGCCGTCTGCCGGATTATTCCATGCTATTAAGTCGTCAAGTTCCCGTAGCCTTTGCCTTTCTTCTTCCGTCAACGCTTGCCCCCTTCCTTCAAAAATTCGCTTACGAAGTCTGCATAGTCCGATGCAGCATTACTTTTAGGTGCGTATGTGAAAATATCCGTTTTAAGTGCCTGCGCTTCCTTTACGGCTATACATTCCCTTATAGGCGTGCTGTATAGCTTTGTCTTAAGTTCCTTTGCTATCTGCGCCAAGCCTTCCCGGTAGTCCTTGCTTAAGGTGCTGCGCCCGTTGTATCGGTTTATGATGATGCCGTTTATTTTTAAATCCTTGTTGCAATACTTCTTTACAGTGGTTACAGTGTCGTTAATTTGCGCTATTCCCTGCAGGCTGTATGCATCTGCTTGTACTGGTATAAGTGCGCTATTTGATGCCGTTAAAGCATTAATGGTTAATATTCCAAGTGATGCGGGCGTGTCTATTAAGATATAGTCGTATGCTTTCTTGACACTTGCCAAAGCTTCTTTTAAGCGGTATTCCTTGCCCGTTTCGTTTATTATTGCATCTGCTGTTGCCAGTAACGCCGAAGCGGCTATTATGTCGCCTTGTGGCGTCTTCTGTATTGCTTCTTTGGCTGTGGCTTCCCCTGTCAGTACGTGCAAGCTTGTAGGTGCTTCAGGATCCGCCCCGGTGCCATAGGTTAAATTTGCCTGGCTGTCCAGATCTATAAAAAGAACCTTGTAACCCTTCTGCTGAAGTCCTGCCCCTAACGCTTGCACTGTGGCGGTTTTACCTACCCCGCCTTTGCGGTTAACTATTGCTACTACTTCCATGCGCTGCCCCTTTCTGCAGTTCAGTAAAGCCGCTGGCTTCTATTTCCCCTGCTATGTCTTCGTTACTGGTTGTTATTGCCAATTCCCCGCCGTCCTTTATCGTGAAAAATACGGCGGTGTCCTTCTGCGGTTCTTCTATGCAGCTTTGTAAGTAGTCTGCTATTTCCTTAAGGCTGTATAGCTTGCTGCTTATTTCCATGCGTTCCCCCTTTCTGTGTCGCAAGTTTTTATTAGGTTATCCGCATTTAACATATTATAAAATGTTATAAAAAGCAAGCATTTATTATAAATCTATCTGTAAAAAAATAGGCTTCCTAAAAATTGCTATTTCAAGAAGCTTTTAAAATTGTGTCAAAAACTCAAACAATTATTTTTTCTTATCGGATCTGATGCCGATATAGAAAAGTCAGTAAATAAGCCCTTCTGCATCTGAAGCGGTAGTAACTATTCGTTAAATGTAAATTTTGCGTATAGTAGCCATGATTAGCCACAAAGCCTTATATAGCCCGTATTCGCCTTAAATTTGAATTTTCAGTAAATAGCAATACATTTATAGGCTTTTGCGTTTTACGGGGCTTGTTGGGCATTTTACGGGGTTGTTCTTCCTCTGTACAATCGCAAGCTTCGCCGACGTCTAAAGAAGCGCCACAAAAGATGCATATTTTATAATCAGATCTATTTTTCATTCCCTTTCAGGTGTCCTTAAGTTCCAAGCGTTTATTGCATCGTTGCAGGCGGTGTTATCCCAGTTAGCCGCCGCCGGTTCTTCCTTGCTGTTGTATATCTTGCCCTGTGCGCCGCATATATCACATTTAACAAATACAAAGTATGTGCGGGTCTTATAGCTATAATTTGACGTTAAACAGGCTGTGGCGCCGCAGTGCGGGCATGCTTTTATATTCATGTTGCCGCCTGCCTTTCTGCCCGGTTGTTCCAAGCTTCTATTGCAAGCATGCTTACTATGGTTGCTTCCTTTACGTTCTTTGCGCTTTCGTCCTTCTGTACAGTTCCACGGGCGCCACACTTACGGCACTGTACATAGACATAAAAACAAGTGTGCTTTTCGCTGTAGTTGCCCTGAAGCTTTGCAGATCCGCCGCAAAAAGGGCATGCTTCTATTGTCATTTCTTCTTTTCCTTTCTGTACTGTTGCATATAGCTTGTAATATATCCGGGGTTCTTGTCGTTCCATTTCAGGCGCTTAAGCTTTGCCCCTGCTTCCTTGCAAACGAAGCTGCAATACTTCTTATTTGGCTTGTTGGTATCAAATGAAGCCCCGCATATGATGCATTTTTTAATTTTGGGTTCCATGCTTTCTTGCCTCTTCTTCAAGTCCTGCAATTATGTAATTGTCGTTGCCCGTGTAGTTGGCATTAAACCAAGCTGCAAACTTGCCTGCGGGTGTCGTCGGTTCCTGTGCCTGCATGCTGTCTTTATAGGCATTTAAAGCCTTTGCAAGTGCTAAATTTTCTTCTATCGTGTCGCCTGTTAGTAATGCTGCCGGAACCCCTGTTACTTTTTCCAAGTCCTGCCTTTGTGCGTCTGTTATCATTTTTTCTTTTCCCTTTCCTGCATCTGGTTAACAAATTTCTTGCATGAAAAACAAATACTTTCTTTAGATCGTTGCCCGCAGATCCGGCACGTTGTCGCCGCATGTTGCACTTTCGCTGGCTTTGTCATTTTCTTGTTGTGCGGTTTGTATTTAACGTACATGTCTTACCCTATGCGCATATGTTTTTGCGGGTTTCGTCTGCTGTTACGACAGCCCCATAAAGCAAGGCTGCATGCTTCTATAAGTGCGCTTGTTTGCCCGCCGAAGCCAAAGCCCCCGCTTATAGGTCGCTTTGTGGCTGTTAATGCGCTGTCGTTTAATTCTTCCTGCTTGCTGTACCAAGTAATGTTACCTTCGTTTATGTCGCTTATAAGAAGGCTTGCGGCTGTTATAACGTTTTGTGCCGAAGGTTTAATTATGCTGTCCTTTTGTAGCCAAGTATCTTTTATTTTGTCTATTAGCAGATCTGCCCCGTTGCGCCCGTCTATAACCACGCATGATGCCGTTTTGTAACGTTCGTTTATCCAGTCTGCAAGCCACGTTACGCCCCTGCCCGTGGGCTGTATTGCTATTAGTTCAATACGTGCTTTTGCTGTGGGTTTTGAACCTTCTAACACGGCACCTGCTAATACTACTTCTGCCCCGTCTGCGGTAAATTTAACGCCGTATGCGGTCTTCCCTTCAGGCTTTGGGCTGTCAGTTCTGCAGGCTTCCCATGCTTTGCTGTTTATTGCGGGTTCTTGCGCTGTTACTTCCGAAGGCTTAAACCAAACGCCCAAACGTTCCCTTGCGAAGCCGTCCGGGCTTAATGTTTTAAATTCTTCTGCGGTAAATTCTTCTGTTAAGCGGTAGCCTAAAGCGGGGTTAGCTTCATACCATAATTGCTTGTCTGATGTGTCTATGTCTTTAATGGTATCTGCGGCTATGCCCCATTCATGCCAAGCGTTGCTTACATTCTGCCCTTTGCCGTCTGACAGTATGCATGCTTCCCTGAAGCGTTTAAACACTTCACCAGTACAGCCGATATAAGGCGGGGTGCCACAAAAGATGCTTTGCCGGGTGTTTGTCTTACTGGCGCTTAACGTTGCCATAATAGCTTCTATCATGTCGTCGGTTAGTTCCTGCGCTTCGTCATAAATTACAAGGCTGATGCCGTCATAACCCCTTGCCGCCTGCCTGCTTCGTGAAGTAAATTCAATGCTGCCCCCGTTGTTTAGTTCTATGCTTTCTTCGCCTGCGCCCTGCCGGATCTGTTTAACAAGTCGCACTATTTCCGGGTGCTTCTTGTCTGTAAACATGCTAACAAGCCTTCTAAATGCTTTTCTTGTCGTGCGTGCCTGATGCGCTGTATGTAGTATCATTTCGCCATTAATAACAAGTCCGTAAAATTCCCTTGCTTCAATGATCACGTTTTTACCATTCTGCCGGGGTACGCTTAAGCCTGCGCTTATCGTCGTGTATTTGCCTTGCCCGTCGGTACCAAGCCAAGCGTTAAGCACTAATTGTTGCCATTCGTCAAGCTGTACGCCGTATGCCTGCATAAGCATAGCTGCGCCTTTGCCTTCCGTGTCCTTCCGGGCGGGTTCTATTCTGATGCGTGGCTGTTGGCTTCCCTTCATTTTTTCATTTCCCTAACAAGTGCTAATACGTCTTTAGTATCGCTTTGTACTTCTTCCTGCATTTCCTTTGGCAGATAATTTAAAACCTTTTCTATGCCTGCAAGGTACGCTTTCCATAGGTTCTCATAGCCTTTAAAAATAGGATTTTCCCGTATGCCTGATTGTCCCCCGCCGTTGTCGTACTTGCATATTACGGCTTGCGTTTTCATAAGTTCCCTTGTTTCGTCCAGCTTCACACGTTGCAAGGCAAGGTTTTCTATTACTGGCGTTAATACTTCCTTGTACTTCGGCTGTACTTCTGCCCGGTTAAGCAGATCTGTTAAGCGTTTGTATTCTTTTTTTATCGCTACTTCGTTTGTCATTTTTGTCCATTTTTAATATCAAAAGTGCCTGTTTATGCGGTTTATTTGCCCCTAAAAAGGATCCGTTTTGTACTACCCTTATATTTTTACCTTTGCGCTGAAAAAAGCAGCT